GGGAACGAGGGTTTTTCGGGGGAGTGTGCGAAGGCCGGATTCACAAAGCCAACCTAACTCTTCGCAGACCATCTTGACTCCTTTTGCTCGAGGATTTGCTGGTGTAAGCGAGCATGCTTTGAGTTAGTTGGTTTAAGACCCGGCAAAAGGCGGCAATAGGCGGGAGAAGGCGGTGAGGGACGCGAAAACAGGCGGCGGCGGGGTGGTAAAAAGCGGCGGCACCCGGCAAGGGGGGTGCGTCATGCTTTTGGTAAGAAAGTGCCGGTCAGCCCGTGTTGAAGGCAGAAACACGCTGTCTACAAAGGCAGAGTGCGATGAGGAAGGACTGACTCTCAAAAGTATTAACTAAGTCCGATTATGCTTTAGGTCAAAATGCGTCATGCTTTAGGTAAGGGGAAAAAAGCCGTTGAGAACGAGCCAAAGGCCGTTTTTCTTGATAAGGTAATGCTAAAGGTGGATGAGAGGCGGGAAGCGGCACCGGGACGGCAAAGTGGCGTTTATGCAGGTTTGGAAGTGGGAACACCCCCCAACAGTTCACAGTTCGGGGGGTGAGAGTTCACAGTGTTCACACTTCCCCTTGTAGGGGTCGGGGTGGACAAAAGGCGATGGGAAAGGGGATATACATCGGTTGCATAGCGGTTCACACTTCCCGATCTGTGAACTGGAAAAACTAAAGGTGTCCTGCCGGTATGCAAATCTATCTCTCATGAAAAGTGCCATAATGCTACCCCCCTTTCCTCCCCGGCACCATCCTCCCCTGACCCGGGGCTGGCCCGAGGGGCACTAGAAGGAGCCGCGGCGGGGTTACCGACCCGCCTGGTGCGGGTCCTGGGCCTCGAGGAGGTCAAAAATCCTCCTTTGACTGGCTTCGCTTCCCGCCGTACTCCTTCAGCGCCGCCCTAAAAGCCTGTCGCGCGTACTTTTCCTCCGCCTCATTGCGGCAAACCTGCTTGGCAAAGAGCAGGTAGGCGAGGGGTCTGCCCTATTCCAGGCATCGGAGGGCGAGGTCTTTCAGGCCCTTGTAAAAGAGGTTCTTCTCGTCCATCTGAAGCTCCTGTTTAGGCGAGAACCTCCCGGGCCTTTACCCGGGGGTCTTGGCCTGGAGGTAGCGCTTCTCCAACCAGACGGCTTGGCGGGCGAGCTCTAGGAAGGCCTCAAAGTCCTCCGGGGGCTCGCGGTGGAGCCAGTGGCGGATGAGGGCCTGGAGCTGGGCGATGGGCGGGAGGTCGGCATCCAGGCTCCTCAGGCGGTCGGGAAACCCAAAAGCTCCAGGATCCCGTTCGCCGCCTGGAGGGCGAGGCCGGGCTTCTCCTCCAGGAGGGCCTTCCAGGCCTCGGGCTCCTCGGCGAGCTCGGCGGTGAACTCAATGGAGGCGCTCACCGGGACCCGGGAGATGCGGGTGGTGAGGCGGTTGATCTGGTCCACGGTGGGGCGCTTGAAGGCGAAGCGCTGGCCCCCGTGCTCAAGCGTGTAGAAGGGCTTCTTCTCCATCCCTCACCCCTAGCTGTGTTCCACGCCGCCCAGGACGGTGAACTCCAGCTCCACCGTGACCCGCTCGGTGTCCTGCTCCACGCCGCCGAAGGAGCGCTTGGTGAAGAGGCAGTCCTTGAGGGTGTCGGTGACGGTCGCCGTCCCCTTGTCGTAGGAGACCACGATGTCAAAGGGCTCCAGCTTGAAGACGTTCCCCTTGGGGGCGGCGGCCCGGAGGCGGTCGTACTCCTCGCGGAGGAGGACGACCTTGCCCGAGCCCTCGTAGTTCCCCTTGGTGTAGCCCCTGGGCGTGCGCCCTTTGCCGAAGATGGCGTTGATCTTCTCGGCGTCCTCGTAGTCAATGGAGAGGACGTCGGCCAGGGGCACGCCCTTCACCTGGATGCTGATGTGCTCCCAGTCATAGTAGCGGCCGTTGATGGGCATGTTTTACCTCCTCACGCCGTGGCCTGGGCCAGGAAGGGGTTCTCAAAGCCGATGTCCAGGATGATCTCCCGGAGGTAGCCCAAGGGGACGACCCGCACCTGCAGGAGGAGGGTGCGGGAGGCCAGGATGTCCTGGCCCGGGGGCACCACCACCCGGCCCCGGGCAATCTCCCCCAGAGACTGCATGACCCGGAGAGGGGTGTTGGCCCGGGCGATGAGGCTGGCCAGGGAGGCGTTCAGGTCCGTGGGGTCCACGTGCCACTGCACGAAGTCCAGGAGGGCCTGGCGGACCTGGGTGACCGCCTTGTCCATCACCCTCCGGTTCTGGACGATGAGGTAGTCGCTGGTGGGGGGCGCCGCCATGCGGCCGTCCACCAGGTAGACCCCGTCCCGCCCGATGAGCCGGTAGACGGTGGTGAAGCCGGCCGTGTCCAGGGCCAGGGCGTGGGCGTTGTTGAAGAGGCTCTTCTTGCCGTAGTCCGTCTGCACGAAGGGGGCCACGGCCACCACGCCGGGGAGGGGCCCCAGCTGGACCCAGGCGGGGGAGACGTGGACCCGGTTCTTGGAGATTCGGGCCCCCACCCGGGCGGCCAGGCTCTGGACCTCCAGCCTCCCGCTGAGGGTGTCCACCACCTCCCCCCAGGCGGCCACGATCATGACCCGCTTGGAGGTGAAGTTGGCCTTCTCCGCGAGCCTGGCGTTCACCCAGGCGTCCACGTCGTTGCCCGGCGCGGTGGTCTCGGTGAGGAACCAGATGTAGCGGAACCGGCCCTCCGCCTCCGTGGCCAGGGCGTCCAGGGCGGCCCACATGGCGGCGTCGGTGGGCTGGGCCACCTGGATGTACTCGTAGAGGATGGGGGCGTTGAGGGCCTCCCGCACGGCGGCCTGGACGCTGGAGACGCTGGCCCTGGGGGCGGTGGTCTGGAAGCGGTAGACCGCCCCCGCGGTGTAGGTGCCGGCGCCGAAGTTGAGGGTCAGCTCGGTGCCGGGGAGGTCGTAGCTTGCGGCGGTGACGATCTCGGCGCTCACGGTGTCCCCGCCGTCCAGGCTGTAGGTGAAGGTGGCGGTGCCCACGGCCCCGCCCCGGACGATCTGCACCACGATCTCGTAGGCGTCCAGGGGGCTACCGCTCACGCTCACGGTGGGGGAGGAGGGGTTCCCGCTGTTGGCGGTGACGCTGCCCGCGATGTCCCCCGCGGCGCGCACCGCGTAGACCTGGCCGCCTCCGTAGGCCAGCTGGTCGGCCACGGCCCGGGCCAGGGGGCCGGTGCCGAGGAGGGTGGGCACCTGGGAGAGGTCGGAGAGGCCCATCACCTGGTTCACGGGCCCCTTGGAGGAGACCCCCACCACCACCCGCTGGCCGTCCCCGCTGGGGGCCACGATGCCCAGGCCCCCGTCCTGGATCTCGGGATAGACACCCGGAAGTCTAGGCATGCCTTACCTCCCTACTCCTTGACGGTGGGCCCCCGGAGGAACTCCCTCAGGGCCCGCTCAAACTGGGCCCGGGAGACCCGGGTTCCCACGGCCCAGCCCATCCGCACCCGGAGGCCCGCCAGGGCCCAGGGCTCCACCTGGAGGAGTTCGGCGAGCTCCTCCACAGTGGGGTCGGGCTGGGTGATCTCCTTGTCCTCCACTTCCTTGGTCTCCTTGGGCATGTCACACCTCCTCTACGAGCCCTTCTACCTCCACCGCCACGGGCACCCAGTCCACCCCCTCCAGGAGGTAGACCTCCACGGGGATCTCCAGGGCGAGCCCGTTTTCGGGGAGGAGGAAGCCCTCCTCGTCCTGATACGACAGGGTGATCTCGTCCAGCTTGGCCTGATAAGACCCCCCGGCTTCCAAGGGGGTGTGCCAGAGATAGAGGAGTACCCCCACCAGGAGGCGGTCCAGCTCCTCCTGGCTTCGGGCATAGAGTTCCAGGCGGGCCCGCACGAGCCCGCGATACAGGGTCCGGGTGGTGCGCTCGGGCCCCGCCTGCACCCGGCTCCCGTCCCGCCGCAGGCTCCCCGAGGTGAGGGCGAGGAGGGCGGCGGGCACCGTCCGGTAGGCCTCCTCGCGGCTCCGGCGCACGAGGACCCGGGTCCGGGGAAGCCCGGCGTGGACGCAGGCCTCGGTGAGGTAGGCGAGCACAGGGGCGGTCATCTCCGGGAAATCCACTCCTTCAGGAGTGCCTCGGCCTCCCGCCGATCCTCCTCGGTGAGGCCCAGGAACGGCCGGGCAGGGATGCGCACCTTCCTCCCCCGGCCCGCCCTTCCCCCGAACTGGTGGATGGCGGCGTAGACCAGGTTGGTGCCCACGGCGATGGCGTTCCCCGCGACCTTCCAGCCGATGGAGGCCTTGAGGCGCCCGGTGCGGATGAGGGGCTTCCGCAGGGCCACGCGCCGCTGGGCCCGGGCGGAGAGGCCTCCCGACCTGGCGTGGTCCCGGCCCACCTCCCCGAGGAGGGTGGCCGGGGAGAGGGGCGGCCAGGGCCGGCCGTCCGGCCCCCGGCTCTCCTCAAAGCGGCGCTGGGTGCGGGCGTGGACGCCCTCGGCCACCGCCCGCTTCACCGCCTCGGGTACGCCCCCGGAAAGGCGGTGGAGGTGCCGGTGGAGGTCCCGCCAGTCCCCTTTGAGCCGCACGCCCATCAGAAGTCCTCCAGGCTCTCCCGGCTGAAGACCCGCTTGCCCTGGACCTTCGCCCCACCCTTGGGCTGGGCCGGGGCGGAGGCTGGGGGAAGGGGGAGGCTGGCCTTGCCCAGGGCCACGTCCTTGAGGAAGGCCACCGCGTCCCGGTACCGCTGGAGGAGGATCTCGTCGGCGGTGCCGGGTCGGATGCCCCGCCTGAGGGCGAGCCGGTAGACGGCGATGTCCAGCGCCTTGGCCCGCAGCACCTCGGGCAGGGCGGGGAGGGGGAGGGCGTAGCGCTGGGCCAGGTAGCTCTCCACCTCGCCCCAGGCCTCCCTGAGGGCGGCCTGGGCCCGGGCCTCCCCCTCCGGGGTGAGGACCCCCGCCCCCTCCTCGTCCACCAGGTAGAGGAGGGTGTCCAGGGGGAGGGCGTGGCGGAGATCCTCTAGGGTGATCATCAGGAGCCGGCGCCGGTGGAGCCGTAGGCCAGTTGCCAGTAGAGGTAGCCTACGGCCTTGCGCTCGTACACGCCGAAGACATACTCGTTGTGGCGGAAGACGTGGTCGTCCTCGGGGTCGGTCTTGGCCACCCACTCGGAGTCCATGCGCCGCTGCAGGATGAGGGGCTTGATGGGCCGCGAGCCGTCCACCAGGAACCAGTAGCCGGCGTAGCTGTCCACCAGCCACGGGTTGACCACGACCTCGGCCGCCCCGTAGTCGGGGTTGGCCCCCCCGTTCGGCAGGGTCGGGACCCCTACGATCTCCGTGGCGGTGGGGGCCAGCTGGGGGCCCACAATGAGGAGCGGGCGATCTAGGAAGAAGCCCAGGGGGTAGCCCCGGCTGTCCTGAAGGCTGCGCATCCTGGCCAGGGCCTCCCGGAAGGCCTCCCGGGTGAGGGGGGCGGTGCCGGCGTTCTGGTAGTTCTTCTTGCCCACCCGGTGGGTGCCGAAGAAGTTGGCGTCATCGGGCCCCTGGGCGCTGAAGCCCTTGAGGAGGAGCTGGGTCACCAGGTAGTCGTCGTGCTGCGCCCAGCGGAAGGCGTACTCGCGGGCGTTGGCGCCCACCTGGTCCAGGAGGTCGTCCTCCACGTCCTTGCGGGCGATGGCGAAGGTCATCTCCCAGTCGGCGTTCTCCAGGTTGATGGTCTTGAGGCTCAGGTTCTGGACCTGGCGCTCCCCCTTCCACTCCCGCATGGTGGGGAAGTCCTCCAGCCAGGTGTAGACCCCCACCCGCCCTTCCGTCCTGGACTCCAGGGCGATCCTGTTCCAGGAGGGGCGGTACTCCTCCCGGGCCTGGAAGACCAGGGCCCGGAGAGAGCGGGAGAGGGCGTTGAGATTCTCCCTGTTGAGCAGCATCACCACACCTCCACCCAGACGTAAACTCCGTCCACCTGCAGGGCCCGGCCCGCCTTGGAGCGGCCGGAGCTCCCTTTGGCCACGGTGTTGGGCCCGGTGGCGTAGACGTCCTTCCCCAGCTCCGTGGGCCCCACCGGGTCGGCGGGGTCGTTCTCAAACCGGAACACCCCGCGCCGCACCAGGACCTCCTTGGCCCCGTCGGCGCCCCCGGTGTTGTTCACGGTCTCCTGGGCCACCCCCAGGGCGATCTTGCCGGTGCCAGGCCCGGCCTCTTCGGCGTAGCCCCCCGAGACCATGACCAGCGCCCCTTGCCGGATGCGGGCGTTGGCCCGGACCGGCAGGGCGATCAGGTACTCGTCTAGCCAGCGCTCGGTGTCAAACATACGCTACCCCCACTTCTTCCACGCCTCGTCCTTCACGCCCAAAGCCCGGCGCAGCCGCTCGGCGGGGTCCTCCTCCAGGGGGGCCCTGAGGGCCTCGGCCCGGGGCAGGCTGGTGGGCACCAGCCGGGGCATCCCCTCCAACGCTTTGCGGGCGGCCTCCAGATCGGCCCGGGCCTGGGCCAGCCAGAACTCCCGCTGGTGGGGCAGGATGCGCCCCTCCTCCAGGGCGGCCCGCACCAGGGCTTGAGCCTTCTCCTCCCGGGTCTCGGTCCTAAGGGCCTCCAGCTCCGCCCGGGTTCTCTCCAGCTCCGCCAGGGCGTCCTGTGCCGCCAGGAGCCTGAGGAGCTTGGCCTTCAGCTCCGTCTCGTCCTCGGCCCCCAGGCCCACTTCCAGGACCACCTGGCCCACCCGGGCCTCGGCCAGGGTCCTCTCCAGGGCCTGGAAGGCCTCGTCCTCCGTGGCCTGGGGCGGGAGCCCCAGGGCCTGCCTGAGCTTCTCCAGCATGTCCGCCTCCGCTTCTATGCGCTTTTGCATCCGGATGCCGGGGTTGTTGGTGAGGGCGAAGGAGTGGTAGCCCAAAACCTTATGCCTGCCCAGCTCGTCGGGCCGGGGGTCGTAGTAGAAGACGGGGCTCACGTAGGCGTACTCTCCCCGGCTCACCCTCTCCCGTCCCGTCTCCGACCACTCCACCAGGCCGTAGACGAAGCCGTCATCCCCCACCTCCAGCCCGGTGATGAAGCCCGCCGCCGGGGCCTCCTGGCCCTGGCCCTCCTCCACCCGCACCGTCTGGTGGTGGAAGTCCAAGACCCAGGGCGCGCCCCGCTCGGCCAGGTCCCGCAGGGCCGCCTGAAGGCTCTCCTCGTCGTAGAGGAAGACGGTGCCGTTCCCCACGAACTCCCCGAAGGGGTGGAGGGGGATGCGGCTAGGCGCCTCGGCCAAGGCGGCGCGCAGCGTGCCGGAAAAGGTCGGGGTGGAGGTATCGGTATTCTTGGGGAAGCCGGTCAAACTCGGCATAGGGCCTCCTCAGGACCACGCCCCAGTAGGCTCGGTTCTCCAGCCTGGCCGTCTCCGGGGAGAGGGGCCACCGGGGGGCCTCAGGCCCCGGCGGGGGCGCTTTGAGGGCCCGCGCCTTTGCGAAAGGTGCCGTCCCGGTTGAAGATGGCCACCACCGTGTCAATGACCCAGCCCACCACCGAGTCCGGGATCCAGGCGGGCCAGAAGCCGATGATGGAAACCACCAGCTCCTTCACCCGCTTCAGGGCCTCCTCCTTTTTCTGGATGCCTGGGACCCCGTCCATGAGGTCCTCCACCACCAGGACCGCGAGGGCGGTGGCGGCGAAGATGATCTTCAGAACTCTCAGCACGCTTCCCTCCGGTGGGGGTAAAAGATTTACCCCCTGGGTTTCCCCAGGGGGCACTTACCCAACCTTAGCTCTAAGGTACCACGGGGGGTGGGGGGGTGTCAACCTGGGGGGCGTTCAGGCTGGAAGGCCCTACCGGATAGGCGGTCCAGTGTCAAGGGAAAAGACCTTGGGTAGGTGTTTTCCCTTGCTCTGAAGGGCCTGTTTGTGCTATAATCTGTCCCCCCTCATTCCAGCTTGCTCCGCACCTCCACCACCCGGCCCACGATCTCGGCCACTTGGTCCACGGGGATGACGGGAGGGCCGTTGGGCTCCTCGGGGTTGGTGGAGTACAGGGTGCCATCCGGCCCCATCCTTTTGACCACGTAGCTGTTCCCGTCCAGCCGCGCCACCACGATGGCCCCGGGGTGGCCCTTGTCCTGGGTGTTGACGATGATGATGTCCCCATCGCAGATGGGCCGCCGCCCGGCGCACATGGAGTTCCCCCGCACCTTGAAGGCCACCAGGTGGGAGGCGCTTCCCTTCACCCGCACGGGTACGGTGCGGTCGCCGATCTCCTCCAGCTGGGCGGGGCCGCCGCCCACGTAGCCGAGGATGGAGATGTGGTGTTCAAAGCGGTACTCGTACCCAGGGGCACTTGGTTCTAGTCGGTATACAAGCTCGTGCAGAGGCACGTCTAAGGCTTTGGAAAGGGCCACCAGGGTGTCAATGTTAGGTTTGACCCACGTGCCAGCTTTGGTCTGGCGCCCCCGCACCAGGTAGTAAATGGTTCCCCGTGGGATTCCAACCCGGCGGGAGAACTCCTCAAGGCTATTGATCTCCCATTCCCGCATCTTTTCTAGGATGAGGTCGTTGAAAGGGCCGCGTAGTTCGGCCTTCCCCTTATCCCAGAACGTTTCATGCCTGCCGTTGCGCCCTGCTGTTGACATATGTGACCTCCCCCGCTACACTAACTTATGTGAAGTCACATATGTGGGCAACCCCTCTAGACCCCCAAAAGCTCAGGAAGTTGCTCACCGAGCGCGGGATGACCGTGCGACAGCTTTCCGAACTGACAGGGATTCGCACCAACACTTTGTACTGTTATCTGAGCGGCAAGCGAGGACGTCGGCCCAGCTACAAGGTTTTGGAGGCCCTCAAAATAGCCCTCCAACTTGACTCGTTGAAAGAAGTTTTGACCCAAGATATCACAAATGAAGCCCACAAGGAGAAGGAATATGTGGGTAAGCATTGATGAGGCCGCCGCCAGATTAGGCGTTACCAGGCGTTGGGTTTGGACACTCATCCGTCGGTACGGGATTCCCACCCGCAAGGAGGGGCGCAAAACCGTTGTGGATTTGGGGACTCTCCTCCTGATTAAGGATGGGGGCGCTTCATCAGGGCCAGATGGCAAGGGTGCCTCGGATATCCACTGGGTGCCTCCCGAGGCTGAGGGTAGGCTCGGGTTTTTAGCGCGCCTCGCAGAAGAAACTGCGAACTTGCCCAGGGGATTGCGCTGGGATGCGGTGAAAAAGGGGGCTCAGGAGTTGGGTATCACGCCCGAGCACCTATACCGCCTCATCCGCCGCTTCCAGCAAGAGGGCCCGAAGGCCTTCCATCGGGCTCGGCGCGACAAGGGGCAGCACAGGGTGCCCTCCGAGCTTCGCCAGCTGATCCTGGGACTGAAGCTGGCCCACCCGGGGGCTTCGGCCCAACGCATCCTGCGGATCATTGAGCTGAATGACCCGGAAATCCTCCGCTACAAGCCCTATAAGAACGGCTCCACGCTGTTCACGCTTTCCGCCTCCACGGTACGTAGGTTAATCAAGGCAGCTGAGAGCATCCCCGCATTCCGCTGGGCCCTCCTCTCTGACGAGGGTAGACGCGAGTTTGCCCGTACCTGGGCCGGGCACGTCCTGGCCGAGTACCCCATGCAGATGGTCATGGTGGACATGACCCGATGCGACGTCTTCGTCTTCAATCCTGATGAGGATACCGCTTACCGCCTTCGCATTCACGTGGCTCTGGACGTTTATTCCGGGGCCTCGCCCAGTTTGGTGTTCAGCCGCGAGGAGTCTCAGGTCCCCACGGACCAGCTCCTTATCCTGATGACCCAGGACAAGAGTGAACTGGCCCCGTCCTGGGACATCTTCGGCATCCCGGAGCGGATTTATTGGGACAACGGTAAGGTCTATCGCTCGGAGAAGAGTGGGCACTTCGCCCGCCAGCTGGGCATTGAGCTGGTCTACTCCCGCCCCCGGGTTTCCCACACTCGGGGGCGCGTTGAGAGGTTTTTCGGTGCGTTCCACCAGGAGTTTGAAGCCCTTTTGCCCGGATACGCGGGCCGGGACGCCACCGAGCGGGATTCTACCCAGCTGAAAAGACTGATCGCCAACACTCGGGCTTGGGTGGCGGCGGGCATGTCTCCCGAGGAGGACCCCTACCCGAACCGCCTCCTCCTGGAGGAGGAGTACAAAGCCAAGGCTTTGGCCTGGCTCCTCCAGGACTGGCACCGGAAGCCGGTGGACGGGAATCTTTCCCGGGCCGACATTTTCAGGGCTTTTGTTCCCCGCCACCGTCTCGTGAGGTTGGACCTCGGCGATCTCTATCTTCTCACCGCCTACCAGACCGAGCGGGTGGTGCGGGGGAACGGCACCGTGGCCTACAACGGCAAGACCTACTACCTCCGCCCCGAGGACGGATCCCTCATTCCCTGGCAAGGGCAGAATATCGTGGTTCTGGACGTCCGGGTTCTGCCCGGCCAGCCGCTTCGGGCCGCTCTGCGTCAGCCTGATGGGAGCCTAAAGGTCCTCGGGGAACTCATTCCCGAGCCCCTGCGGGCCGACAGCCTCGAGGCCAAGGCCAAGAGGCTGGCCGATAAGGCCGCCATCCGGGCCGTGCGGGAGGCGGCCCAGGAACTGGCCGCCCAGCTGGGCCCCGCCGTGCGGTTTGAGGAGATTCTGGAACACCTTTCTGGCCTTGCCCCTCTGGCCCGGCGGGAGCGGGTCCGCCCGATGGCCCAGGAGCCCCTCCCCCGTCCCTCGGAGGAGGAGATCCAGGCCGTCGCGGCCGAGCTGGAGGACGGCCTAGACGACCTGATTTGGGAGCCCATTGCCCTGGGCGAGAAGTGGCTCCGGGAGCGGGGCCTTCTCCCCTCGGGCGAAGGGGAAACGGGAGGTGAAGCATGACGGAAGCAGAGATCAACAGGCTCATTGACGAAGTGTTTGGTGGCTACGTCTCCGAGGCGGAGCTGAGGGACCCCCGCAACGGGTTCATCCCCACCGCCGGCGCCCGGGCCCTGCTGGGCCACCTGGCCCTGGCAATCCAGGAGCGCTTCCCCTTCGCCCTGGTGGTAGGGCCTGCTGGGGTGGGGAAGACCCTGACCTGCCGCTACTACGCGATGGAGCACCAAGCCCCCTGGGTGCGGGCGCAACCCGCCTACAGCCCCGTGGCCTTCCTGGAGAACCTGGCAGTGGAGCTCCGCATTACCAGGCATAAGGTCTTTCGGGTTCTCCTCACCATGATCCGGGACGCCCTGCTTCTTCGGCCTCGGGCGGTTTTTGTGGATGAGGCCCAGCTCATGGACCGCCCCACGCTGGAGACGGCGAAGTACCTAGCGGACGAGACCGGCTCCACCTTCATGCTCATCACCACCGATGAGTACGCCCCCCAGATCCGCCGCTACCGGGACATTGAGTCCCGCATCGGCACTGTGGCCCAGATAGGACCTGTATCCGCCGCCGAACTGGTGGACATCTACGGGAGCTCGGGCTACACCCGCACCGTGCTGGAAGAGGTGCACCGGCTTACGGGCGGAATCCTCAGGGACGTGGTTCGTCTCATCAAGCAGATGGATACGCTGGTGGAGCTCAACCAAATCCCCAAGGGAGCCATCACTCCGGCCCATGTGCGGCGCCTGGCGTCCCGGCTGAACCTAGCAGGAGGTGCGGCGTGAAGCGCCGGTTCTTCCAGTTTGAGGGGATGCAGATTCCTATACGCCGCGATGAGGCCACCGAGTTCTATGAGGTTGACGAGGAAGGGAACCTGATATCCCCGCGTCCGTTCCTGGCCTTGCTAGCTGACGGCTCGTGGGTCAGGGAATGCCAGGAGTTCTACGTGAATCGGCTTGGAGAAAGGCAAAAGTACGAGATCGTCCTGGTGGAGTACGAAATAGAGCATCACCAAAAACGTGGCTTCTACGGGCAACTGCGCCGCCGGGTAGCGGTCAGACGTGTGCCCGACTGGCAAGAGATTGAAGAGATTTTCAGGTCGCAGGCAAAGGAGGAAAACGATGAGCTTCCCTTCTAACTTGCCACCCGCTAAGGAGGTGGTTCGCCTGCTGGAGCTCCCCGCCCTCATCCGGCGGGTGGGGGAGCGGCTCACCGCCCTCCGGGCCGAGCGCCGCGCGGTGGAGCGGGAGCTGAAGGACCGGGAGGCCCGGGCCTATCTGGCCGCCGAGGGGCGCTCCGCCCAGGAGCGGGAGGCCAGGGCCCGCGTCCTGCTGGCCCAGGACCCGGAGTACCAGGCCCTGATGAAGAGGCTGGACCAGCTTCACGCCGCCATTGACGTGGCCACGGAGGAGAAAAACACCCTGGAACACGAGCGCAAGGCGATTTACGGGGCGCTGGTGGATCGGCACGCCCAGGTCCTGGAGATGGCCCTGGCCCAGGGCCTCTTCGGGGTCCGGCCCCCGGCGCCCCGGGGAGGGAACTGATGACCCGGGAAGAGCTCATTCGGCTCCTCAGGGAGGACCCGGAGGTTTGGGCCGCCCTACGCGGAAGCCCTCCGGGGGGTTCGCCCCCGCCCCCTGGAGGAGGCGGGAAGGGGGATACAGGCCATTTTGGCGGAGGCGGAGCTGGAGTGGCTCCGCCGGAGGGAGGTGAGGGATGAACAAGACGCCTAAGAGCAAGCTGGAGGAGTTGGTGGAAGAGCTGGCGGAGGAGGGGCTTCCCCGGCACCTGCGGGTGGCCTACGCCCTCTACGACCTGGCCCGGGACATGGTGCGGGCGGCCAACGAGGCGCGGGACACCGAGGCCGTGGACCTGGGGGAGCTTTCCCGGCTGGCCCGCCGGGCCCTGGCGGTGCACCTGGCCGCCGAGGCGGAGTCGGACCAGAAAGCGCGGGAGGTGCTGGCCCACCCGCACCGGATGAAGGGGGTGGAGTGCCCATGAGGCCCTTTAAGAGCGCCCTGGACACTATCCGCGGCTACGGCCTCACCCCGGGGGAGCTTCGGGAGCGGTCCAGGCTGGCGGAGCGGCACGGCCAGGCCTTCCTGGCCCAGCTCTACCGGGACGAGGCGGAGGCCCAGGAGGCGGCCCTTCGCCTCCGGCCCTGCCCTCTCTGCGGGGGCACGGGGCGCATCGCCGACAACATCTTCTGCTGGCGGTGCGACCCTCGCCTTTCCCGGGCCTGGGTGGAGGTGCGCCGTGGACCATAGGTTCCTCATCCGCAAGCTCCGGGCCGACCCCGGCACCCCCTACCGCCTGCGCATCCGGGGGCTTACGTGGGAGGGGACGGTGTTCCTGAAGTGGGACGGGGGCGGGGTCATGTTCTACCTCCGCCCCCTCCGCCAGTGGGAGGGCCCCTACGCCGAGCCCTGGGCCCTGGAGGTCATGGCGGTCTGGAGGGTGCTGGAGGCCCGGCCCGTGGCCGTGGAGGAGGTGGCGTGAGCCTGCGCGAGCGCCTGAAGGAGCTGGGCTGGGACGGGAAGGCCCTCCTCACCCCCAACCAGGTGGCTGCTCTTCTGGGGGTGGGCCGCCCGGCGGTGGAAGACCTCATGCGGCGGGGCCTCCTCCGGGTGGTGCGCATGGGGAGCAAAAGCTACATCACCCTGGCCAGCCTGGAGGAGCTGGTGGAGGGGGCGGTGCCCAGGCGGCGGGCGGTTTGGCTGACCCTGAGGCTCCTGGAGCGCCTGGGGGCCCGGGTGGAGCTGGCCACCCACCCCGAGGGCTACACCGCCCGGGCCCTGGGGGAGGAGGGCCGGGGGCTGACCCCTGAGGAGGCCATCCTGGCCCTGGCGGACCGGCTCGCGGGGGAGGTGGAGCGTGAAGGTGGAGATCTCTGAAGGCGACCTGCGGGCCGCGGCGGAACTGCTCTTGCAGCGGGGGGAGTGGGGCGTGGCCCGGGCGGACTTTGAGCGCCAGTTCGGGGGGGACCGCCGGGGCCGGGCCATCATGGCCGAGCTCCGCAAGCGGGGCATCCTCCCCGTGGTGGTGGCGGAAAACCCCGCGGGGGACGAGGTCTACAAGGTGGCGGACAAGGAAGAGGAGTTCCGGGCCTTCCGCCAGAGCCTGGTCTCCCGCATTGAGGAGCTCTACGCGGCGGTGCGGGGGCTGGACGAGGCCTGGGCCCACTGGCAGAAGCACTGGGCGCCCCGTTGGCGCCAGGCCAGCCTCTTTGAGGTGGGCGATGGGGGGAGAGGATGAGGTCCTGGCCTTCCTGGCGGGCTTCCCTTCGCGCTACCCGCGCCGGGTGGGGGAGCTGGAGGTCTACGCGTACCGCGACGAGCGGGGACGCTGGACGCTGGCCCTCTTCCGGGGCGAGGTCCTGGTGGCCCTGGACTGGGGCTGGGACCCGGAGGAGATAGAGGAGGCCCTATGCAGGCGCTTCGGTTCTTACTTTGGCAGGTCCTGAGGGCGCGGGCGCTGGAGGACCGGGCCGCTACCGGGTCCTCAAGCTGGTCCTGGAGCTGGAACGGGAGCTGAAGCTATGAGGAACGCGTTGATCGGACTGCTGATTCTGGCCTATCTGAGCACCCTGGCCATGAGCGCGGGCCACCTGGCCCAGTGGTACGCCCTTTCCCTGGGGGCCCTGCCCCCCTGGCTGGCCTGGGGCCTGGCGGGGAGCCTGGAGTTCACGGCCTTCCTTCTCTCCCTCCTCTCCAACTCCCTCCTCCGGGGCTCCTCCTGGGCCTCGGGCGGGGCCCTGGCCGCTCTGCTCCTGGTGTGGATGGGGAACGCCCTCTCCATGCGCCGGGCGGCCCCCGAGCTTCCCACCTGGGAGACCTTGGCCATGAGCCTCTTCGTCCCCGTGGGGACCTGGGTGGTGGGGAAGGTGGTGGGGGAGCTCCTTGCCTGGCGGCCACCCCACCTGGCCGGGGTGGCCGCTAGGGGGAAGGAGGTGGCCAGCGCGGATGGCCACTCCCCTGGCCAGATGGCCACTCCCCTGGCCACCCCTAGGACCGATGTGGCCACCCGGGAAGGGGGACTGGCCACCCCTGACCGGATCGGGGCGGCCCAGGTGGACAGGGGTGGCCACTTCCCCCGGGACGAGGCTGAGCCCACGGCCACGCTTAGGGTGAAGCGGAGCGTGGACATGGAGTGGACACTGGAAGGCCGGGCGGTGGAGGTGGTCAGGGCTCTGTCCGCCCACGGCGGTCCCGTGGCCGTGGCCAGGTTGGCCGCGGAGCTAGGGTGGCCACGGACCACCGTGAGGCGGTACCTTGAACGCTTGGAGGAGGAGGGGGTGGCCATCCGGACGGAAGAGGGGTGGACCCTGGCCAGGGAGGTGGCCAGTGTTTGAGAACAAGGAGTTGTGGCGGGCCCAGTGGGTGGCCACGGCCCTATGGCGGGTGGTCCACGGGGAGGCCAGGTGGATTCCCCTGAGCCCGGAGGACCCCCGGCCCTCCAAAGGCCCCCCGGCGGCGTCCTACGCCCTGATCACCCGTCAAACCGACTCCCCGGCCTACCTGCCCGTGTACGTCCCCCCGCTGTCCGACCTGGGGGTAGAGCGGGAGCACCTGCGCCTGTGGCGGTCGGACTACCAGGCCTTCCTCCGCGGGCTCCACCCTGGGGAGCGCCAGGTGCTGGAGGCCTGGTTAGGGAAGGGGAAGGCCACCCCCCTGGCGGTGTGGAACGCCTCGGCCAGGCGGCTCCAGATCACAGCCCCCCTGGACGCGGTGGACCTCTTCGTGCGCCTGGCCAGGCGCGTCACCCTAGACACCCCCCCACCCCCTGAGGTAAAGTAGGGTTAAGGTTGGGTAAGTGCCCCCTGGGGAAGCCCCAGGGGGTAGGCCTTTTGGGAGGGGGGCGTGTGGACGAGCGCGTGGATGGGCTCATGCGCGTGGTGGAAGGTCTCTTGGACGAGCTGGCCCACCAGGGCGTGCCCGAGGAGAGGCTCCGCGTCTACCGGGAGGAGCTCCTGGCCCTCCGGATCTACACCCGGATGCGGGCGGAGCGGGACCGCCCCAGCTCCCTCTGGGCCAACCCGCGTCTCTGGCTGGTCCTGGCCCTGCTCCTGGCCATTGTCGGCGCTATGATGGGCCTGCCCGTCCACAAGCTCTTCCCCTGAGGAGGTGCGATGTTTCGCGATCCAAACCGTCCGAAGCTGATCCGGGGAGCCGTGCTGCAGGTGCTCTACCTGCATGCGATGGGAACTGAGTCGCCCCTCAACGTGGCGGACCCCTACGCCATGCCCAGGGGGGTCCTGGTGAGGACCCTAGAGTACTCCCACATCCTCCCTGCCCGTCCTGAGCTCAACGCCGCCGTGCGCTACCTCCAGGAGAAGGGCTACCTCAGGGCCGAGTGGGACGAGGACGGGGAGTTCCGCGTGATCCGGCTCACCGAGAAGGGCATAGACCTGGTGGAGGGGTCCATCCGGGATGCCGGGGTCCTCCTGCCGCGGTGAAGGACGATGGACGTCCGGGAAGAACTCCACGCCATCTCCGTGGCCATCCGCCGGTACCAGGAGGAGACCCTGGCCGAGATCCGGAAGCTCCGCCAGGAACTAGAGGAGGAGCGGAGGCACCACAGGACCGAGCGCTGGCTCATCGCCGTCCTGCTGGTGGTGGCCTTGGTGGGGTGGGTGCGGTCGTGAAGCTCCACTACCGCAGGCACCGCCTCTGCAAGGTCTGTGCGCTCCCGGACGAGGTACGGGAGCGGGTGGACGCCATGCTCCTGGGCGAGGAGACCGAGGAGGACGGGCGCCCCTACACCCTGGAGGGCATCGCCCGCTGGCTCCAGGCCCAAGGGTATGAAGCCTCCCCCTCGGGCCTACACCGCCACGCCCGGCACCTGGCCCCGGCCCTGGATCAAGTGCTGCAGATGGAGCGCCTGGTGGAGGCGGTGGAGGAGGCCACGGGTAAGCGCCTCTCCTACGCCGCCGCATTGGCCAACATCGTGGTGCACAAGGCCCTCCGCTACCTGGACGGGCTGGAGCTGGGGGAGGCGGAGGTGGACCCGGAGAAGGTGGTGCGCCTCGGGCTGGAGGCGGCCCGGGTGGCCCTCTCCCTGGAGCGGATAGACCGCTCCCTCAGGCAGGAGGCGGCGGAGAAGGTGGAAAAGGCCCTCCGGGTGCGGGAGATTGAGCCTGAGGTGATTGAGGCCATCAAGCGGGACCTCTATGGGCTTTGACCTCCTCCCTTACCAGCGGACGTGGATCCGGGACGAGAGCCGCTTCAAGATCGGCCTCTGGTCCCGCCAGACGGGCAAATCCTTCGCCCTCACCCTCGAGGCCGCCCTCCACGCCGTGGAGCACCGGGGGAGCACCTGGGTCCTCCTCTCGGCGGGGGAGAGGCAGAGCCGGGAGCTGGCCGAGAAGACCAAGGCCCACCTAGACGCCATGCGGCAGATGGCCACCCTCATGGAGAGCCGCTTCTTCGAGGGGGGCGAGAGCGTGACCCAGCTGGAGATCCGCCTGCCCAACCTCTCCCGCCTCATCTTCCTCCCCGCCAACCCCCGCACCGCCCGCGGCTACACGGGGAACGTGGTCCTGGACGAGTTCGCCTTCCACCAGGACTCCGAGGCCATCTGGGCGGCCATGTACCCCATCATCACCCGGAGGCCCGACCTCAAGATCCGGGTGATGAGTACCCCCAACGGCCCCCGGGGGAAGTTCTGGGAGCTCTGGGAGAAGGGCGGGCCCGCCTGGAGCCGCCACAAGGTCACCATCTACGACGCCGTGGCCCAGGGCCTGCCCGTGGACCCCGAGGAGCTCCGCGCGGGCCTGGCGGACGACTTCATCTGGCAGCAGGAGTACCTTTGCGAGTTCCTGAGCGCCGAGGAAGCCTTCCTGCCCTGGAGCCTCATCCTGGAGGCCGAGGCCCGGGAGGACCCCCGGGGCCCCTGGAACCCCGACCAGGCCTACCTGGGGGTGGACGTGGGCCGCCACCGGGACCTCACCGTCTTCGTGGTCCTGGAGCGGGTGGGGGACGTCTACTGGGTGCGCCTCCTGGAGACGCTGCACCGGGCCCCCTTCGCCCAGCAGGAGGCCCGCCTCCACGCCCTCCTGCCCCAGGTGCGCCGGGCCTGCCTGGACGCCACGGGCCTCGGGGAGATGCTGGCGGAGAACGCCCGCCGGGCCTTCGGCTACAGGGTGGAGCCGGTGAAGTTCACCCCCGAGGTCAAGGCCGACCTGGCCCAGCGCCCCCGCCTCTTCTTTGAGGACCGCAGGGTGCGCATCCCCGAGGACCGGGCCCTCCGAGAGGACCTCCACAGCGTGCGCCGGATCGTCACCCCCTCCGGGAACGTGCGCTACGACGCCGAGCGCTCGGAGAGGGGCCACGCCGACCGCTTCTGGGCCCTGGCCCTGGCCCTCCACGCCGCCGAGAACCCGAGGGGCCCCGTGGAGTACAAGAGCGTCCTCCGCCGGGCCTTCGCGGGCTGGAAAGGAGCCTTCTGATGCCCATCTTAGACCAGTACGGACGCCCAATCCCCACGGAGCCCCCCAAGGCGGCCCGGGGCAGTCTGCCGGTGTGGCGGCCCTTCGCCGGCTACCCCTCCCGCGGCCTCACCCCCGAGCGGCTAGCCCGGATCCTCCGGGAGGGGGCCGAAGGCTACCTGGCCGAGCAGGCGGAGCTCTTCCTGGAGATGGAGGAGAAGGACGCCCTCCTCTTCTCCCTCCTCCAGACCCGGAAGCTCGCCGTCATCGGCCTGGACTGGCGGCTGGAGCCCGCCGAGGCCTCCCGCCAGGGGAGGCGGGTCCTCGGGGCCCTGGAGGAGGTGTGGTGGAACCTCCCCTTGGAGAACCTGATGCTAGACCTCCTCTCCGCCATCCCCCAGGGGGTGAGCGTGGTGGCCGTGGCCTGGGAGTGGGACGGCCTCCTCTGGCGGCCCGCCCAGTTCCGCTGGGTCCACCCCGGGGCCCTGGCCTACGAGGAGGCCCACGACCGCTTCCTCCTGGTGGGGGAGCGGGGGGAGGCGGAACCCTTCGCCTTCGGAGCGGCCATAGAGCACCGCTACAAGGCCCGCTCGGGCCTCCCCACCCGGGCCGGGCTCATGCGGAGCCTGGCCTGGCTCTACCTCTTCAAGCACTACGCCCTCAAGGACTGGGTGGTCTTCGCCGAGACCTACGGCCAGCCGTACCGCATCGGTCGGTACGACCCCGCCGCCGGGGAGGAGGAGCGGCGGCGGCTGGAGGAGGCGGTGCGCTCCTTGGGGGCGGACGCTGCCGGGGTCATCTCCAAGGACACGGAGATCCAGATCCTGGAGGCGGCCAAGGGCCAGGGCCCCCAGGTGTACGAGAGCCTGATCCGCCTCGTGAACCGGGAGATGGCCCAGGCGGTCCTGGGGCAGACCCTCACCTCCAGCGAGGGGGACGGGGGGAGCTACGCCCTGGCCAAGGTGCACGAGCGGGTGCGGATAGACCTCCTCCGGGCCGACGCCCGCGCCCTGGCCAAGACCCTCCGGGAGGGGCTCATCCGCCCCTTTGTGGCCTTCAACTTCGGCCCCGAGCTCCTGAACCTCGCCCCCTACCCCGTGCCCGAGGTGGAGGAGGAGCGGGACCTGGAGAGCCGGGCCCGGGTGCTCCAGGCCCTCCAGGGCATGGGCCTCGCCCTGCCCGAGGCCTGGCTCCGGGAGGAGTTCGGGGTGCCCGCCCCCGGGGAAGGGGAGGCGGTCCTCTCCGCCCGCGCCCTCCAGGAAAGGCGGCCCCGGGGCATGGTGGCGGGGCAGGCCTTCGTGGACGCCCTGGCGGACCGCCTCCTGGAGCGGGCCCCCATGCCCGGCCTCCCCGACCTCCTCCGGGCCATCGCCGAAGCCCAGGACTACGAGGACCTGAGGCAGCGCCTCCTCGCCCTCTACCCCGGCATCCCCTTCGCCGAGCTGGCCCAGCTCCTGGACGCGGCCTTGACCCTCTCGGAGCTGGCGGGCAGGCTGGCCCAGCGCCAGGACAGTGGCCTGGATGGTTGAGCCCGACCCCTTGAAGCCCGAGGAGGCCCTGGCCTGGTTCCGGGCCAGGCTCCCCCTCCCCGACCCCGAGTTCCGGGCCCTCCGGGAGGAGGCGAGGCGCCGGGCCTTCTGGGTCTCGGGCCTGGCCGCCTTGGACATGGTGCAGGAGGTCATGGACGCCCTGGAGGAGGCCCTGAGGGAGGGAACCACCTTCGGCGACTTCCAAAAGGCCCTCTCCGAGCGGGTGAAAAGCGCCTGGGGCGAGGGGAGCCGCCACCGCCTGGAGGCCGTCTTCCGCACCAACCTCCAGCTGGCCTACGGGGCGGGGCGATGGAAGGAGGCCGTCTCCACCCGGGAGCTCAGGCCCTACTGGGGCCTCTCCGTGGTGCTGGACGGGCGCACCTCCGAGGTGTGCAGGCTCCTGGCCGGGGTGGTTCTCCCCGCCGACGACCCCTTCTGGCGCACCCACGTCCCGCCCCTCCACTACAACTGCCGAACCGTCCTGGTCACCTACTCCCGGGAGGAGGGGGAGAGGCGGGCCTGGAGGGAGCCCCCGGTCCACGAGCCCCAGCCGGGCTTCGGCCGCTCCCCCACGGAAGACGAGTGGAGCCCGGACCCCAAGGACTACCATCCCGAGCTCTGGGGGGCCTACCTGAGGGCCCTGGCCGCCCTGCCCGAGGCGAGGGACCGTCTCAGGCGGCTCGCGGAAAGCCGGGGCCGGGAAAAGCCAGAGCCCAGGGACTGGCTCTTTGCCGCCGGGACGATGGCGGGTAGCCCCTTCAACCGCAAGACCCGGTCTGTCCCCGAGAACCTGCGGTCCTCCCTTGGCGGCGGGCGGGCCACCGTGCTGGACATCCACGTGGCAAAGCGGGTTTCGGACGGGGACCTGGCCCCGGGCACGTCCCCTGAGGTGTACGAGCGCCTGTGCCGCGAAGCCCCCGCCCACCCCGAGGCGGCCCTCTTCGCCTACACCCGGGCCCAGGGGCCGGTGCTGGCCGCCCTGGCTCCCGCCTCCTTCCTACCCGAGGGGATCCGCGGCCCCCGGCTCAGGGGCTTCTGGTTCGTGGTATACTCTTTCCACAGCGGGACGTTGGTGACCGGATACAGCGTCAACGTCCTGCGTGAGCTGGACATCCCGTGGGAGGAAGTGACGTGGCTCAAGAAGCCGCCCTGGCTTACCGCCCCCTCCAGCTAGCCCGCGCCTACGTGGACTGGGTGCGGGAGCTTTTGGACCTGGGGGAAGAAGCGGACCCGGACGAGCTCCTGGAGGCCGTGGAGGAGTGGAGCCGCTTCCGCCACTACCTCCAGGACGCCGCCCAGGAGGACCGGGAGGCCGTCCTGGCCCTGGCCCGGGAAGTGTTCGCCGAGAGGGCGAGGCTTGCGGCCCAGGGGTTTCCCGTGCCAGAGACCTGGGAGGCCTTCCTCCGGAGGTTGGGCCTTTGAGGGCCGGGCATGGCTACGGAAACCTTCCTGGCTCCACGCGATCCCCTAGGGTACGCCCGTTGGCTCTGGCAGGGCTACCTGGAGCTCTTAGAGGACCCCGACGGCTACGATGAGGTGTTCATCCTGGCCGAAGCCG